GGCAATTTTACACCTCGACTTGCATCTGATTTTGTTACTACACCTTTTGGTGAGCGAGTAGCTAGAAATATAGTTAGGGGCAATCAATTTTTAATGCCTAATTTAAGCGGTTCTACTTACACACCAGGTAATTTTAGCCTTGCACCAGGTGCAGGATTTAACTTTGGTAATTTAGGAACATATAATCCAGGTGCTTTTAACCAATTTTATCAAGCACCAATGACATTACCAGCTATGACTACTACCACAACAACAAGTCAAATGCGTGGCGGTGGAGAAAATAGAGACAGAAGCCCAATGACAGACAATCGTAGTATTGGTCAAATAACATCAGATTTAGAAAGTGCTACTGCAAGAAATGCTTTGTTAGGACTTATTAATCCTGTCTTTGGAGTTTTAGGAACTGTAAAAACATTAGATGATAGAAGAAAAGTTCAGGAATATAAACAACGTCAATTTGAAAATGCAAAAAGTATAGAGGATAACCAAAGAGCAAGTGATGCAGTAAGTGGTTTTGCTGGTGATACTACAGTCGGAGACGCAAGTACTTTAGGAGGCACTGGAGGTAGAAGAGGTGGAGCTGGTGGAAACAGAGGTGGACCTACAGGACCTGGCGGCACAACAAGTGGACCCCCAGGTAGAGAAGGACCTGGCAGATAATGGCTAGTAAACAAAACCTAGAATATATTTATCAGTACATTGATAGCACTGAAGACTTTCAGCGTATCGTTGAAGATTTGGCAAATCAACTTATTACGTATCACAACACAGAAAACCAAGAAGTTGTTGCATGGTTTCTTGCATAAACTGTGATCATAATTGTCACTGCGGTGACAATGGTGTTTGCAAAGTTTGTAAATGTGCTAACTGCGAACATCCAAACGCACTAGATGAGTTTTGGAAAAGATTAGAAGATAACGCAGGAGCAATGATAAATTTAACGAAACATAGAGATTAATGGCACACACATATAAAAACAGCAAAGTAGATTTATCATCTACCAGTGATACAGTTTTATACACTGTACCTGCTGCTACAACGAGTATTGTAAAAAGTATTTTAGTATCAAACGATGATACGAGTAACGCTTGTCATATAACAGTTACACTGTTAAATACAAGCAACACAGTATTTAGTTTGTTTAAAGAAAAAAACATAACTGCAAAAACAACTGAAGAATTACTGACACATCCGATAGTAATGAACACAGATGAAGAGCTGAAAGTACAAGCACAAAATGCTGACGATCTTCACGTAGTATGCAGTTATTTAGAGGTTACATGATTGGTGTTGTTCAAATACCTCAAGAAAACATAGAATCAGTTTGGACTTTAGTAGATGATGCAATTACAAAAGCATTAGCTTACTCTGGTCATCATTATAACACACAAGATGTATTAGATGCCTGTAAAAACGGTGATAATCAGTTGTGGTTAGTTTGGGATGAGGAGACAAAACCAAAACTAAAAGGTGTTGTGGTTACTAAAATAATCGTAAGGCCTAACTCAAAAGTTGCAAACATATTTATTTGCACTGGAAAACAAAGAAAACTTTGGCAGGATAGATTGCACGAAGTTGAGAAATGGGCTAAAGATAATAAGTGTACGCACTTTGAAACTTATGCCAGACCAGGATGGTCTAAATTATTAAAACAAAAAGGGTATAAAATTACCCATTACTTACTAGAAAAGAAATTGGAGGAATAAGTATGTCAAGTGGCGGAAATGATACCACTGTTCAAACAACTCAGCCTTACGCACCTGCGGAACCCTTTTTAAGGGATATATTAGGCGAAGCACAGAATATTTACAGAAGTGGTGTAGGAAGACAGTTTTTTCCAAGCAGTACAGTAGTACCGTTTGCAGAACAAACGCAAGAGGCTCTTAGGTTACAACAGGCCGCAGCATTAGAACAAATGCAACCTTCAACATTGCAAGGTCAAGCTGCAACAACTTTAGGTAATCTTGCTAGTGGCACTGCATCAAATCAGTTTTTAGATCAGGTAAGACAAGGCATAACATCTGATGTTGTGAGTAATATTCAGACACAATTCGGTGGTATGGGTAGAACTGGCACAAGTCCAGCAGCACAACAAGCAGTTGCACGTGGAGTGACACAAGCCTACGCACCAATCGCTACGAGTTTACAACAACAAGAAAGAGATAGACAATTACAAGCCGCTCAACAGTTATCTCCATTACAAGAAAGAATAGATCAAAGAAGGATGGGAGGCATAACAGCTTTAGGTGGTGTTGGTGCTGCGTTTGAAGAACAAGCACGTAGAGAACTACAAGATCAAATAGCAAGATTTCAGTTTGGTCAACAAGCACCAATTACAGCACTACAAAATTATGCAGGTTTGATTACACCAATAGCAAGTGGTTTACCAGTTTCTGTAACAAGCGCACCAGACAGTAGCCCAGGAGGTTTAGGTGGTGCATTTGGTGGAGCGATAGCTGGTTCTGCCTTACCTGCATCATTTTTAGGCGGATATGGAACAGCTATAGGCGCAGCCCTAGGCGGCTTAGGTTTTATTTAAAGGAGTTATATGTCAACAAAATTTCAAGGGATTCGAGGATTTTTAACTAACCCTGTAGAAAGTTATAGAGAGGCCAGAAAGCCTGGTGGTTTTTTAGCTCCTGCAGAAAATTTTCAGGATTTTTTATCTGATCCAAGAACAAGTATAGGAATACAAATTGCTCAAGGAGTGCCAATAGGTCAGGCAATTATGGGTGGTGCTTTGCAAGCTGAAGAAATAAGAAAATCATTTCAGCCAGAAAAATCGGATATATCTTTTCAGCAATTTGGAGACACTGTTTTTAAAGTAAATAAAGACGACCAAAGTCTTACACCTGTATATGAGATACCTCAAAAAACAGAGTTTAGACAAGTAGGTGATGATTTGTATGCAATAGAAAATGGAATACCACGTATAGCTATACCAGGTGAACAAGATATAGCAGAATTAGCTCAACAGCAATTTAACAACAAACTTGTAGAAGAAGGTGGAAACTTAGAGGCTGTTGCTAATATGTATCCTGATATTTTTTTACAGGCGTATGGTGATGATGGTTTACGATTACTTAAAGACATACAAGAAGGTGATTCTAAAACTTATATACTGTCAAATGAAGATGTAGCTGCATTAAATAAACTACAAGGTGGTTTTAGTTTTGATCCAGAAAAAATAAATGAGATTGAATTTTATCCAAATGTCGATACCTCATTGCCTATAACTGAAATATTTAAACCTGAAAACATAAAAAACTTTAGCGACAATGGTAAAACCAACATATATACAGGTAAAATACCAAAAGATATAGTTGAAGCTGCTGCTGAACAGGTAGTTGCTAGTCAAAACAATATAGGAGCATCCATCTCTTTACTTCAAGATTTAAGAGGATTTGGTCCTGCTGCAATTGGAGTTTCAGGAAGTTTAGCTAAACAGATTGGTGGTTTCTTTGGTGCATTTGATTTACCAGAGTACGAACAAAAAATTAACGCATTTTTTGGAAATCAAAGCGCAGAAGATCAAGCTAAGTTTAGAGCGCAAGCAGAGTTGTTTGTTTCACGTAACCTTAGAGTTATTACAGGTGATGAGTCTGGTAGATATACTGATAGAGAAAGAGAAATAGCTGAAAGAGCAATCGGCATATTAGGAACTTTCACTTCATTCTCACAAGCTATAGGTGCAATTAAATCAGTAGTAGAAATGGAAATCATCGCTGCTGATAGAAACGCCTTTTTAGCAAATTCTAACAAAGCTGATTACAAACCATCTTTAATTTTCGACAAAGACAAAATAAACAATTACACAGAAGAGTCACAAAAATCTATCACAAATTATGCTAATGAGTTAGTAAAATTAGGTTTTAGTGAAAAACAAGCGTACAGAATTATAGACAAAATAGAACTGAATAGAACAGTTCAAGGATTAACAGGAGTATTTCAATAATGGCTAGTTTTGACGGTTATTTAGATTATAAAAAGAATACACAATTGGGTCAGGGTTATGTTCAAGATCCAGCAACAGGCGATGTTTTAACTACACCATTAGGTTTTAAAGATAGAGTAGCTGTTGGCTATGGAGATACGGTTGAGGAAAAGGCTTCTATATTTAACAGTCTTTACCCAGACGGAGATTTTACGACTATAAATGGGAAACTTGCATTTAGAAAAACAAGTGAGGATTCATATTCAGTTGTGGATAAACCATTTTTGCAAAGTTTAAATGATCCAAAAGAATTTATGACAGATATTGTTGAAGCAATTAGTGAGTCTCCAGAAATTGTTACATCCACAGCAATTGCTTTAGCTACAAAAAATCCTACTAACATAGCTCAAACTTTAGCTTTATTTGGTTTGTCAGGATCAGGCACAGAAATAGCCAATCAGGCCATACAAGAAGTATTTGGAATACAAAAAGAAACGCCTATGGAGGCATATGTGCAAAGACCCTTAATAACAGGATTGATTGAAGCTGGTGGAGGTGGTGTAGGTCACTTTGTTCAAAGACTAATAAATGCTTTTAAAGGTGGAGGGTTAGCAAAAGTAAGCCCTGAAGCAAGAATAGGACAACAATCTGCGAAAGATATAGGCATATATAACGACCTTACAGTAGGACAATTAGTAACAAGTCCATTTATTAGAAAATTACAAGGTCAAGTTGAGGGTACTACAGGCTCTATTGGTGATGCAGTAGCTGCACAAAGAAGACAAATTAATGCTTACATGAAAGAAATCAACCCAACTAACTATGACGATTTAGTAACTAAAGTTGCAAAGATAGAAAATAAAGCTGTTGGAGATGCAATAAAATTAATGCAAAGAGGAGAGTTTGTATCTACACAAAAAGCAGGTAATGAAATACTTAAGGCCATAGGCCAATATGAAAACGCTAGTCAGGTAAAAGTAGGATCAGCCTACGCTGCTGCAAAATCGTTACTTGGAGGCGATGATATTGTGTATGATATAGATAACCTTAAATCTGTAGCAGCTAAACTTAAACAAGGAGTTCAGGCTGTAAATGCAAAAGGTGAGGACATAAATGTTAAACCTTTGGAAACAGAACTTTTAAAAGTTGTTAATGAAATCTTAGAGATACCTGACGCAAATTATAATTTTCAAATATTAAATGCTTTTAGAGAAAGAGCCTACCCTTTAACAATTGCTAGAGAAGGTGATTACAGTAAACTTGCACAAGCTCAGGCAGTTTCGTTAAGATCAGCAATAGTTAATACATTAGAAAATGTGCAAAGCACAGATAAAAAGTTTTTAAACGCATGGCAAAATGCAAATAAATTAGCAAGGCAAAGATTTAACACACTTGATGAGTTAATGTTTTTTAATTCTATAGGTAAAGATAGTCCAGAGATTATTGCGCAACGATTATTTCAGCTAGATAGTCCTACTTTAATTAACAAAGCTAAAAAAGCATTTTATTACAAAACAAGTAAACCGTATCTTGGATCAGGCGGTCAGGCAGGTATTAAAACAAGAGCAGATTGGGCCAGAGTTCAAGATGCTTTTATAGCAGAATTTTTAGACAACAGTAACAATTTGGGATATATTAAAAACACTAGTCAACAATCAATACAAGCAATACTAGAGGGCAAGTCTAAAAATTTTTTACAGGCCGTTAATAACATATACAAAATACAAAAAAATAATTTAACACAAGTATCTGACGCTAAATTTGCACAACCTTTTATAGATCAAGTTTTGTCAAATAAACAAGCAGGACAATTAGTGCAAAACGCTGTTAAACAATTTGATAAGAATACATTAAATAAATTTAGAGCAGGTGTAATTGATAATATTTTTGCAAACTCAACATCAACAGCGCAAACTGGAGCTTCTGCTGGTATCAATGTAGTAGACCCTGCTAGATACTCAAATGTTTTAAAAGATTACGAAAGACAAGGCCTTCTAAATGTATTAGATCCATCTGAGGTTAAAATGTTAAAAGATATTAATAATGTTTTACCTTTTGTAAACAGCGCAGCAGATGTAGGTGCATCTTTAGAATCGGCATCTATTGTTGCTCAAGCCAAAGAATTGAAAGGTTCTGCAATTAAATCATTATTAATAAATGCAGGTATTGGTAAAATATTAACATCAGATAGAGGTAAAAAGTTTATCGTTGGACACAAAAATATGGATGTGTCACAGGCATACAATGCAGTGTTTGCAATATTAGCAAACGAAGCAGCTAAAGCAACTAATTTAAAAGAAGATTAGGAGAACGCATGGCAGGAACAGGCGTAGGTAAATACAGCACAACCGCAGGTAACAACACTGACACGCAAACTGTAAATTTTTCTGAAGGTATGGCTCCTTCTAATGTAAACAATGCAGCACGTGAGACTATGGCTAACATCCGTAGTATGTATAACCAAATCGGTGAAGGCTTTTATGAGTTTGGTGATGGTGATGGCACTTACACAGTAGCACGATCAGACTCTGATACCATAACTATTACAGCTACAAGCACAGACCTGACAGCTACATACTATGCAGGTAGAGCTATTCGTATAACAGATAGTGCTGGCAACGTAACAGAAGGTACGATTGTATCTTCAGCATTTTCAAACCCAACCAATACTATTAATGTTTCACAGACTATTGCAGGTACTGGCACACCTTTGAAAATAGAACTAGGCATACAAGGTTCATCATCTGAGTTAGTTGTTGATGGAGACAACGATACTAAGATACAAGTAGAAGAAAGTTCTGATGATGATACAATAAGATTTGATACTGGTGGCACAGAGAGACTACAAGTCTCATCAGCAGGGGCGTTTGCCTTGCAAAGTGCTGGCGGTTCATTTATACATTCAAACACAATATCTAACACATTTACTTTGACCAGTCAGAATATGTTTATGGTCGGTCCAGTAAGTGTAACAGGAGTTATTACAGTAGGCTCTAATTCTACTGTTGTCGTAATATAAGGAGAAACAAATGGCAGGAATACAAATAGACGGAGTTAATAACAAGATTGACTTTGATGATGATGCAGATACCAGTATATCGTCAGCTACAGATGATACGTTAGTATTTGAGGTAGGCGGAACTAATGCTTTCACAATGATTGGTTCAAAATTAATTGTTAATGATTCTGCTAGTCATACTGACGATTTTTTACAAATCGAGACCCCAGCATCAGGTGGCGGTCATGGAATACAAATTAGAAGAAATGATAGTAATACCTCACAAAGTGTAGGAAGAATTCAATTTGGTAATAATACCGATGTTGATTTGGCAATAGCAAGTGTCACAACAGATGGAGCTACTAACTCCGCCCGTTTTTCTGTAAGTGTAGCACAAGCTGGAACTACAACAGAACAATTTAGAATACATAGTCATGGACAAGCATTATTTGGAGATACTCTTTCTGCTGAAGATAGTCAAAAACTTCATGTATCTAGAAACGACAAAAGTTGTGCTTTTGGTGCTGAAATAAGACATGGAAGTTTGGATGGTTCAGTCTCAGTAGCGGAAATATCATGCGTAACTGCATCTAGTTCGGCTTATAGATTATTTAGAGGTGTTTCTGGTAATGGAAGTTCTACTGCTTTTTCTGACAATGAGTTTATTTTTAATGGAGCAGGTAGTTTATCAATTGATGGTGGGTCAGTAACAACAGGAGGTGCTGACTATGCAGAGATGTTTGAGTGGAAAGATGGTAATTCCTCTAGTGAAGATAGACGAGGGTATTCTGTTGTTTTAGATGGTAATAAAATTGTTAAAGCAACCGATAGTGATGATGCTTCTAAAATAATTGGAGTTGTTTCTGCTTTACCAGTTGTAATAGGAGACTCTGACATAGATGATAAATGGAAATCTAAATATTTAAAAGATGATTTTGGTAATCATATTTTAGAAGAATATACTTCAACTGAATGGACTGAAACTTACAAAAATTTAGATGGCGAAGATCAAATAAAACAACACTCTTATGCAACAGATAGAATACCATCTGATGTAACTGTTCCAAGTGACGCTACAGTTAGAGTGGTTGATGTAGACGGCAATAAATTTACCAGAAAAAAATTAAATCCTGAATGGGATAGCACACAAACCTACGTAAGGCGACAAGATAGAAAAGAGTGGGATGCTATTGGTCTTATGGGTAAATTAAGAATGCTTAAAGGACAACCAACAGGAACAAATTGGATTAAAATGAGAGACATTAGTGATAGTGTTGAAGAATGGTTGGTGCGATAATGTTTACACTAGACAACAAAGAATATGACGAAACTAAAATATCTAACAAAGCTAAGTCAGCTTTGGAAGAAGTAGTGCGTGTATCTAAACATATGCAGGATCTAAGATTTGCCCAACAAGGCTATATTAATATATTAAAAGAAGAATTAAAGGAGACTAAGGATGAGTAGTGAAATTAAAGTAGACACTATTAGTGAAAATACCAGTGCAAATGGTGTAGCTATAGACAGTGTTATATTGAAAGATGGTGCAGTTGATGTACAAGGTGTATCAGATGGTGTTGTACTAGATGCAGACGGTGACACAACCATAAGTGCTGACACAGATGACCAGATAGATTTCAAAACTGGTGGAGAAGACTCTTTCATAATGGCAAACGGTGGTATTTTAACTTTACTAAATGGAACGACTCCAACAATAAACTTACAGGATGGAACAACCACAAAAGGTGAGGTGCAAATTGACTCATTTGATCAGTTTAAAATAATAAACAAAGTAGATGATGATATGATATTAGGCACAAATGACACTGGTCGTTTAACAATAAAAAATGATGGTAAGTTTGCAACTGGTGGTGAAGGTACTCCTGATGCTGATGCTGGTGGTCTTACTTTAGATCACAACGCAAATGATGGTTTCTCCATGACTTTTAAAAACTCAGATGTTGCTCATGGAATTACAGGAGCAGCAGAAGCGGATACTTATGGTGCCATACAAAAAGCTAATTCATCTAACGGTGGAGTTGCTCTTTTTGGTTTTGCTGATGCTGGAACAACTGCCCTTGAACTTCAATCATATTTTGAGACAAATAACACATCAAAAGCAACTAACGCAAATGTACCGATCAATTTAAAAGCTAGGTTAAGAACAGGCACAAGTTCAACTGCTCCGTCTAACGGAGGAGCGAACGCTAATTTATTTGGTGTATCTGACGGTACTAGCATAAGGTTTATAATTGATAGTGAGGGCGATATTCATGTTGATGGCTCATCTTCTATTAGCACTTATGATAAATATGAAGACGCTCATTTAGTTAGAGCTTATGACTTATCTCATGGTAAAGGCGTTATTGACTCTAAGTTTGACAAGTTCATTTCTTATAATCACGAAAAGTTGGCAGAGATGAAACTCGTTGGTCGAGAAGAAAATGGCACACCAAATCACTTTATCAATGTAACTGGTATGCAAAGGCTACATAATGGTGCTATCTGGCAACAATACGAAAAACATCAAAGACTTGCTAATGCTGTTTATGAACTAGCTAAAGCAGCAGTTGGTGAAGATAAAGCCAATGAGATACTTGAACAAAACGATATAAAATTATTAAACTAAGGAGAAAACAATGGCAATAACAGCAAACATGACAACACATGAGGGTACAGTTCTTACAGATGTTTATGTAAGAATACCTGAAGCGTATGTTAAAAAGATGGTTGTAGATGACGATGGCACTACTGCATGGAAATTAGTCTATGATGTTTTAATTTATAAAGATAAAGACACTCGTGATGATGAAGCAAAAGAAAAAACTATGCGTATATCTAATCGTCATGTAGATCACTTTAAAATCGACTACAGCTTAGATGCAACAGACAATCCAATAAAACTTGCATACGCAGACCTAAAAGCTAACGACCAGCTATCAAACGTACAAGACGTATAGGAGTAATACATGAGTGAAATAAGAGTAGATACAATATCAGAAAAGACATCAGCTAATGGTGTGGCTATTGATAGCGTAACATTAAAGGATGGTGGAGCAACACTAACAGATAACATAACATTTAGTGCATCTGGTAAAGGTGTACACTTAGGTGTAACTACTGCTACAGCATCTAACTTGCTTGATGATTATGAGGAAGGTACTTTTACACCAGTTCTGTCTGACGCACAATCAGGTGGAAATACAGCTTCAATAGAACATAAAACTGGTGTTTATGTAAAAGTAGGAAATGTGGTTACGGTTATGGTTAATATGTTTAATATCACAAAAAGTGGAATGACATCAAGCAACAATTTAGAATTTCAAGGACTACCTTTTTCAGTTGCAAATGATTTTTTTAGTCATGTAGTAGGGACTGCTGAAGTTGATTCAGTAGACTTTACTGGTTATGTCACAACTGCCGCATATAATAATTCCACAAGACTTTTATTTAGAAACGTAGTTGATTCTTCAACTGATGGCACTTTAGCTGTTTCAAATTTAACCACTGCTGCTGATTCAGATATAAATTTTACAATTACATATAAAACAGCATAAATAATTTTAATAAGGAGAAAACAATGGCAATAACAAAAGAAACAGAAATAGCAAAGATAGAGGTCGTTGGACAATACAAAGCTATACAAGTTAGAACTGATACTGTTATCAAAGAAGATGACAAAGAAATATCACGTTCACCACACAGACATGTTAAACACCCTGATGATGATATATCTGGTGAAGATCCAGAAGTACAAGCAGTAGCAAATGCTGTATGGACTGATGCTGTAAAAGCTGCGTGGGCAGACTTCAAAGCTAATCAAACTATCTAATGGAACAAGAAAACAGAGAAGCTATTATCCGTATAGAGGGTAAGCTAGAACTGTTAGATCAAAAGCTAACAACTCTGAAAGATAATCATTTATGTCATATCGAAAAAGATATGAAACAACTGAGAACTCTTGTATGGTTTATAGGAACTACTGTTTTCTTACAAATGTGCTACCTAATTATACGTACCCTTATGTAGTCTTGCACCTCTAGTGCAAATCAAGTACAAATTCAAGCATGAAAAACAAGTGCATACTGGTTATATCAGACACGCATTGTCCATATCACCACCCTGATTTACTACCTTTCCTTTCTTCTATCAGGCGAAAATACAAACCTGATAGGGTGGTGCATATTGGCGATGAGTGTGACAAGCACGGATTAAATTTTCATGGGCAAGATAGTGACTTGCCAAGCGCAGGTGATGAGTTAGAACAAGCAAGAAGAACAATACATGAGATTGAAAAACTTTGGCCTGAAGTAGACTTGCTACACTCCAACCATGGATCACTTGCATACCGTAGAGCTTTCAAAGCAGGACTACCCAGAGCATATATGCGTGGGTACAACGAAGTATTAGAGGTTGGTCCTGGATGGAAATGGCATAACGAACTTACTATCCGATTGCCAGATGGTAATGACGTACACTTTCATCACGGTAAATCAGCAAACATCATGACTGTTGGACAAAAGCAGGGAACCTGCTACGTGCAGGGCCACTACCATACAAAGTATGGCATATCATATTGGGGTAACCCTTCATCGCTTTTATGGGCTATGCAGGTGGGATGTTTAATAGACAAAGATTCACTGGCTTTTGCCTACGACAAAGTATTTAAAGACAGGCCCATAATAGGCTGTGGTATAATTATTAACAGTCAGCCAAAATTGTTACCAATGGTGTTGAATAAAGGTGGAAGATGGAATAAATTGTGTCCATGAAGACACTGGACAAACAAATAAAAGGCGATCATTACAAAAGATTTATCATACAACCTGCTGAGTTTATCAATGCTAATAATCTAGCATACGCAGAAGGCAACGTAATCAAGTACGTTTGCAGGCATAAATACAAGGGTAAAAGAGAAGATATAGAAAAAGCTATACATTACTTAGAAATGATAATAGAAAGAGATTATGAGTAACGTGGCTAGAATGGAAATCCCTAACAGAATGCAGTGCATGACTTTTCCTTTGAATATAGACAATGTATTCTACAGGGTTACACTAGATTACATAACCACAAATACTGGCATAACTGTCGTAGCGATATGGGTACGGACAAAAAAGTCGGAATCAACTTTAGATAGAGAAGCCAGAAGCGATGGTAAAGCAACTTCTTTGTTGTTGCAGTTTGGCTGTAGTTTAAAAGAAATGGTTGATACCTTTACTAGAGATAACGTAATAGGCTCAGTCGTTTGGTACGTGCAAAAAAATTTAGAAGATATATTAGAAGGCAATCAGCCTGACAAGATACCACAATTATCTACACAACCGTCAGGATATACAATTAAATAACATAGGAGGTTTCAATGGGTATTCCCTTTGAGATGATTACTATGCTTGGCTCTACCGTACTGGGTGGAGTGATGAGCATTTGGTCACAAAGTATTAAAGCAAAACAAGCACAGCAAAAGATGATGCTTGAGAGAGCTGAAGTTCAAACAGCAGCTTTCAGAGAAGCAAGAGAATATGAGAACGTAGGTTTTCAATGGACACGTAGAATAATTGCATTGACTGCAATATTTGCAATTATTGTATTGCCAAAGATACTACCTTTGATAGATCCACAGGCGCAAGTTATTGTAGGGTACTTAGAATTTAAACCTGGGTTCCTTTTCTTTGAGGGCAAAGAAGTAATGCAATGGGTTCCTATGGCAGCTAGGGGTATTGTTATAACACCGCTAGATACAAATTTAGTAGCAGCAATAACAGGTTTATACTTTGGTGGCAGCTTAGTTAAAAAATGATTTGGATTATATCAGCCATGATGTGGTATGAAGATGTAGATAAGCCTATCTACACTGACTATATGCTTAAATCATTTGAAGCAAGGCAGGAATGTTTAGACTTTGTTTTTTGGAACAAGGTAGAACTGGTCATGGAACTTGCAGAAGAGAAAGGCAATTACGATGGCAAACCACTCAAGACATGGGCCTTTTACTGTGAGAATAGAGAGCTAGAAGAAGTATGAAGATAAGTGAAAACACGGCTGTCTCCATGCCGATGCGTAATTTAATCTCAATAATTGGAGCAGTAGCCGTAGGCTGTTGGTTTGGTTTTGGGGTTATTGAAAGACTAAATATTATAGAAACAGAAATACAGCTTATGCAAGCTGACTTAGAAAAGAATACTGAGTTCAGAATTAAGTGGCCAAGGGGAGAGCTGGGTTCACTGCCAGCCGACTCAGAACAATTTATGTTGATTGAATATATTGGTACACAAATAGAGGCGATTGAAGAAGACTTAAAAGATCTACCAAAAGATAGATCACAAGACCTTACCATAAACTTTTTTGAAGATCGTATTCTAAAACTAGAGGATGCTGTAGAGGATTTAAAAGATAAGGTAAGACAGAATGGAAACCATTAAAGTAGTATTTGCAATATTGATGATACAGAACGGATCAATCATTGAGTATGTTCCGACTGACGGCATGACCGACTGTTTGAAACAGCGCAGAGTTATTGAACGTAACATCGGAGCTAATCAAGACGGTATGGTAATGCAATGCAAAGAAGTAAAAGCAGAGCTATATGAAGATATGGGCAGACTTAAAATTAAAAAGATATATGACTAATGAGGAGAGAAAAAAATGTTAAACTTGGAAACTGTGAAAAGTGCGGTAAAGAAATTTTTAGGTTCGGCACTCCGTTTGTTGTGGAAGAAAGCAACATCATCCATAAAAGGTATTTGTGCCACGATGCTTACAAAAGCAAAGAAGAAGATTGCTTCACTTCGTACATCAGGCCGTGATTAAAACTTAAACATAAAAAATCTTTTTAGTATCTCTGTTGGATCAATGTCATCTTTGTGTAATACATCTCGATAGAGATTGAATACCCATTCAGGATCTAGGTTTGCCATATTGCATACCATCTGAAACTGATCGTCTTGTTTCTCGAACCACATTCGGGCTTCAACACAGTCAACTAGGTTTAATGTTCTTTTCTTTGATATTCTGAAATCTTTACTGTCTACAAAATCGTAGTAGGTTTGGTGGTTTAGTGCCTTACGTTCAACAATGCTTACATCGTTGAAGTCCATACGTGAGTCATGTAAAGCCACTATAATAACAGAGACCCATAGTTGGGTTTCTGGTGTCATTTCTGGTTTGTTCTGCTGTTGTTCTTGTTTTGTTTTCACTCATAGAACTAACCACAATTTACACACTCTGTCTACGGTTTGCGCTGACGGTTTGCCATAGCTGACAAATAAGTTTCTTCTGGTCCATCTTATATTCTAATTCCAGATACTGTTTCTCAGCTTCTCGCAAGCCATCCAAATGAGTTAGATAATGTTCATTAGCGAGGGCCAACTGTTCCCTAGCTGATACCGACATATTGCTAGACTCATTGTTCATTAGTTGAGCTTTGAGAGTTTTGCTAAATCTATCAAGATGATGATAGTCAGATTTTTTTTCTGCTAACTTATCATCATTTTTAGTCATCCAGTCAAGAGCTTCCTCAACAGACTTTTCACTAAGTTGATCTAACATTGATCGTCTGCGTCACTGTCTATGTAAGCATCCTGAAATACATCAGGGTGAGTCGGAGTTTCTACAAGTTTCTCTTTATACTCATTCAACGGACTTTGTTTCTTTTTAAACGGATTAGCTTTCTCTAATCTATCGTTAAGATCTTTTAGTTTTAAAGCATACTTTAGTATTTTTGCTTGTGTAATTGCTTCCATTATTACCTCCTGTTAGTTTTATTTTTCTGGTTTTACTGAATGATCTATTGTTTTTTGCAATCTATCAAAATTATCTCCTAATCTTTTTGCGTCTTCCATTAAAAAAGAAAGTGAAGATTTAATACGATCAATTCGAGCCATAAGTTCAAGATAGTTTAGATTGGTTTTCATATTATCACTCATCTAAATTACCTCCTTACTAAACTTAAAAAGAATGTTGTTGATATATCTTTACGATTGCTTTCCTCTAATGAGCCAAGCATTTCGTCACCATTAACAGCTTCCATACAAGTTTTATAAAGCAACGTCATCTCAGCAATCTTTAGAGAATTATCAAACTGAACATTTTCTTTTGATGCGCTGCCGTTTGTGACTACAGGAGCTTCTGTTTTAACTTCCTGTTTATCTTCTGCAAGCCAATCACTTATCACTGCTTTTGATATAAAGTTTTTTCCTTCATTTTTACCTGATTTGTGGACTGCCTTTTCACCTTTTGCAGATATAAGAACAGTATCTTCTTCATCTAACTTTTTTTTGTATTTAGATAGATCCTGACTACTATAGGCCCTGTGATCTTGGTCATCCATGTCATTAATTATTACATACCAATTAGGTTTCTCACCTGGATCAGCATAGTTAATTAATTTTTTTAATTTTCCTTCGGCTTGGTAGATTGACATTCTTAACTTTCCTTTCCTTTTTATTGAGCCATTGATACAAAAGCAAAGCAGACTTAGCAGCTTTTAAATCAGCCTTTGTTACATCAACAGCTTTAGTTTTTAGTTTGCCAGTCTTTGGTGCATTGACTATCATTATTCTTTTACAGTCAAAACCAAACTCTTCATTCAAAGCCATCAAATAAAACATACATTGCATCACATGGCTTTTGTAAATATTAGATCCAGATTTCCAATCAAACACAACAACCTCACCTGTCATTGCATCACGCATCACAGCATCTACAGTTCCACAAAAACCTAGTGAGTGGTAACAAACTCTTTCAAGATACATAACTTCATAAAAGTTTTTGTTTTCATCCCACCAGTTTTTAAACAAGCTGAAGCTGTGTTTTATTTGTTCATTGTAAATGTCAGGTTCAGAGTCGGTTTTAATATAGTCTTCGATGTGTTGGTGAACATTCGTTCCAATATCACCTGCTTTTTCAAGTGTGTTTCTATGTGCTGTTTTGATTTGTTGGAAGATTTCTTTCTTTTGAATTTCATCTATTGGTTTTCCAGGTTCAATAAGATCATCAAATTTTTCTGCTGCGCATTTAGCTGACCAAAGTATTAATGGAAAACTATCCTGACATACTTTTGCAAGATCACTTGCATTTGGTATTTGTTTATCTTCTAAAAAATACTTATGTGTGTCGCTGTAAAACTTTAATTTAACTCTTGGGTTACCAACAAAAAATTCTCTAAGTGTCATTGCATTATATTATAAATTATATTATTTGTTTTATATATGTGTTTATGTATAACGATTAAATAATATTATATAATAGAGAGGTCTTTACAAAAGTTGTCAAGAAATATTTTTAAAGTTGATGAATTATTAGCGCAAGTTGCAAAAAAACGCAGTTTACGTTATAATTCTTATGATCGGAAACCACATTGGACTATGGGCCTAGCCTTGAAAATGAAGAAAAAAATGAGTAGAGAGGATTACAAAGTATGGTTGAACAGATATTTGGCGGAGCTTAATGCAAAACGAAGACAAAAGACTGATTGAATACAGGGGTCAGGGTGCATTAAAAGCATATAATGCAAGAGAGTCCGAGATCAGCTACCTTGCAAGCAAAAAGATACTTACTCAGCTCGAAACAGAATGCGCTGAGAGATACAGATATTACTACGAAAGATCCTTGCTAGTCAGCAGGGGTAACGATTTAATCACAGAATACGGATGTCGCATAGATGGCTCAAAATCGATCAGTTCTGGTGAAGGCAGGCTCGATGCTATAAAGCAGCTAAATCGTGTAAATGAGGCCATTGGAGAGCGATATAGGCCTATTCTATTTGATATCTGTGGGGTAGGATACACCATAAAACAATTTAGTAATAAAACAGGCATAGGGCCTAGAAAGGTGAGCAGAATGTTAAAAGAAGCCTTATCCATGGCTATGTACCCACTAGGCCTTAAATCTAACCCAAATACAATACGTTAGTGGCCTACCAAAGAAGCCCTAAATACCTGAAATATGTCAGGGATAATTACCCATGCGCTATTTGTGGTACAGATCAGGATATACAGGCCCATCATATTACTTATGCAGAGCCAAGGGCTTTGGGTAGAAAAAATTCAGACCGATATGTCGTACCGATTTGTCCATTGCATCACTATGAGCTGCATCAACTGGGCGAAAAATCTTACTGGAAAAACAAGGGCTTAGAGCCTTTGATATATGCCAATCTTTTATGGGATAAGTACCAGACCAAAGTGAGATCAGGAAAAAGCCTTTGATCTGGTAAGGGGAGTTCTCATGAACTTATATCATGTTAGACCAAAAAAAGGTGGTTGACAAGTGCAGATATTGTAAAAAAACACTACATATTGTTGATGATTTTATCGTAGATCATCTAAGACCTCCTAATTATTACCATTTATCTTGTATGAAAAGGTATATTAATAAGCATGGTGGCTTGCACCATAGCAGGAAATAGGTTACTTTTGTTATAATAGTACGAGTATGACTAAAATTAAACTTAAACTCGATACACCTGATTTGCCAAGGTCTGAAACCTACTTAAAAGAAACAGATATAAACCAACTTGCAGACAGTTTTTACAGAACAGAATTTCTTACACAGTTTGGCCCAAAGCAAGGCCGTAAAATTGCAAGGGCCATGGCAGCCAGTCTTGTAGCTTCACAATATCTAGATTTATTGATGTTTGAAACACAGGAAAACGACTACGAATTATTTTATGACCTCGAAATCTCGGAAACAATCCATTAAATTAGACGGCCAAGTTTTAGACGCAGGCGGTATTGATATTAAGATAGAGGTTTGTAAACCCCAGTTCCATGATGATCATATGACTGATAACTTTGGTTTGTTTGACAAGCGCAAGGCTACAATCACCTTGCAGCATGGACAAGATTTAAACTATGAAAAAAATAGTTTGGTTCATGAAATTTTTCATTTATGTGTTTGGTTATCTACTGCCAATGGCGAGGGTATGTGTTTAGAAAAGTCAGAAGATGAAGAGCTGGTCGTAAACTCATTGACTAATCACTTCATGACTATGCTTAAACAAAATAAATGGCTCAGAGATTATTTATTACAGGACTAAATATTATTATTGTCATCCTGTAATTTTTTTTGTAGAAGATGGAATGCCTGAACCATCAAATCCACTTCTTTTATATTTAGGATTAGTTGTTTGTTGCTTGGGTATATTTTGTTTAGATTTTCTTTTGTTAGTTTAACACAGTCAGCTACAGTTTTATTTAGCTCTTCAAATCTTTCTATATCATTGAAATAGAAGGCTTTATATTTACCGTTCATTGTTCTAGTAAATAAAATCTATCTTCAATAAACCCATGATACTGCTTAGCTATTTTATTAAGATCTTCCATAACTTTTGTAAGTTCTCTTTTATTTTTGCTAGCTTGTATGATGTTTTTATTACCGTTAGAGCAAAGAAAATAAACTTTTTCATCAGCTTTAAGTGATACTACATTATTCATATTTACCTTTTTCTTTCACTTTAGTTATGAATGGCCCTTTTCTGGGTTTACTGTCATCGAATGGCATTTGAAATTGAATAGAAAAACAAATTTCGTTTTCAGTTCCATATACTACACCGCTACATATTTCCATAAATTGACAATCAACACCAACTGGCCTATCTAAAATCCAATCAGAGAAGTTTTCCATAACTGTATTATCTTCGTTATCAAAACCCCTTTCACCCTTTAAAATTTTAAACGCTTTATTTATTTGATGCTGCAATTCTACATCTTCGCTAATACAGTCTTCAATGTAACCTTGTATAGCTTCTTTAATAATTTTTGTTGCTTCTTGTTTGTCCATATTTATCTCCCTTTTCTGTTGATTGTTTTTCTTTTGTATAAAAATAATTTCCTACACAAGCGAAACGATTACCGCTTTGAAGTTTATTAATTACTTTTTTTCTTATAGCTATTTCACAGTTTAACTCAGCAATGGCTAGCGTTTGACCTTCTCCCCAAGCTCTAGGAATATCAGGGCTATCCTTTTCAAAAGCCACAACTTTTATTGTTTCATTCATTTTTACCCCTTTAAATTAAAAATAATAATATAAACACAAAACCTATAGCTGTTAGTGCCATTAGTCTAGCTTTATTTTCAGTCATATTTTTTTATGAGTTCCTGCTTGCCATAGTTCAATAATATCTACAGGCTGTTGGAACTCCCCTTTCAATTTGTTTATTGTTGCATTAGCTGTCAGTGTATCGTAATGCTTAGTTATTACTTGAGTTGGGCCAGTGCCTTCTAATTTAAATTTAATATACCAGCCAGCAGGTTTAAATTTGTTCATAATTATCACCTATTAAAATGGGTTTGTATTCTCTACCTTCAATTACTTCTGATAGTTCTGATAAATCCCATGAAGTTCTTGCGTCATATTTACTAGTAAATATGCCTATGTCTTTCAATACATTAAAAGATTTATTAAAATCTAAATAGTATTTTAAATCTCTTCCTGATTGCAAACTATAGCATTGCAAGTGATATTCTAATTGCGCTTTTAAAAAGCGGTCAACGTATTTTTTATGCTTATTTTTAAAAACATAAACGGTATTTTTATCACCCATTCCATGTTTTGACATGTCGCCAGATGTAGCTACTAAACAAAATTTAGTCATAATAAACCACCTATTAATAAATCAATAGTTAAAATAACTGATGCAATTGTAACAGCTATTATGATCATTGTTGCTATGTCTATACCTTTCATTTATTAACCTTTCTAATGAATTAAATAAGCAATATTATTCACCTTATCTGACCAACAACTGCGGCAATCAAGGCATTGACCCCCCTGCTTAATTGAAGGGCAAATTTTAGAATTCTTAGCTAGTTTCTTATTTGTTATAACTGAGCTTGTATAACTGAAAACCTTACTATTGAGCTGAGCATCAATCAAAGGCGCTGAAACTCTAAATATACAATTTTTAGGTATATATATTTTATTATCTCTGAGCTGCTTTAATATGCCAGTTTCTCTAGTCGGTATCCAATACTTACAAGAAGGCGTTAATCTTGCTAAATTAATTATTTGTAGGGCGTGTTCATAGCTCTGTAAGTCGCCAGCAGCATGAAATCTAAAATATTTACAATCAGACTTTAAAACCTGATAAACCATGCCTAAGACCCATTGAAAACCATTGTTGAGACTTTCTTTGTGTAGCTTGTGAGATTTACCTACTGATCCTTCCCTGTATCTTAAATAGTTACCCTTCATTGCATAGCATGAAGAACATACAGAATTTTTAACCTTCCTAAGCTGAGATCCTTTGTTACAATCCCATGCGCTTAAATCGTAGTTATAAAAAGGCATCTTCTTATTTTTATTTGTTGCGCCTCCACCAGTCAACAGCTTAGCCTTCTTTAAATTCCATCCTTGGGCCTGAAGGTATGTAAATAAACTTTCTTGGAATTCTTGAGCTTGCATAGTCATAGTTTCCACTCAACCACTAATAGAATAGAAACCATGACGACTATTAATAATATATCAATTACCATCTATTGGCCCTCCATTAGTACAGTTTCAACTTTTCTTGTATCTATATGCTTAAATACATCATGCAGCTTATTATCGGCATATCTCCGAGTACACATATACATATAGTCTTGAGGCTTCACCATTACCTTTAAATCAATAGCATTCTTAAAGGCTAGCTTAGGATCTCTTAAATATATATCTTCTCTTACTTGTTCCATGTTTATCTCCCTTGTTTAATTAATATTGTAATTAGTACGAATAGAATGTGTCAGAAATAAGGCAAAGAATAACTAATTTTTATACTTAATTTAGGGCAGGATTAGGTTTAATGTACTCTGTAAATATTAACCAAATAATCTAATTAACCAACAACCCCAAGCATTTAAATCAAGATAACTAATCAAATTAGGGTGGGTAAGGCCGTACTTTACATAAGGTATATTATACGACAGTACTATAATACTATATAGGGGGTTTTAAACGGCCCATACCCATCAAATATATATGGGGGTAGCGGTATAGTTATAGTATCGTTCCTAAATCTAAATCAAAACAGGGGGGTTTTATTTACAATCCTTTATAAATCAATTATAGCTTAGGGCATAATATGACTACAGAACTGACGTTACGTTTTCAAGCAGCACCTGCGGTGCTTTTCTTGCAAACACAACTACCTGCTAGGATGGTGGTTGATCTTAATAAATACCTAGACACCAAACATAACAAAGGTGGTGAGAGCTTTGCAGACAAGCTAGTGGGCCAAATAAGTCATGGTGAACAGCTTAAAATGGATCAGGATGATCCCCTAGTTCAACCATTTGTCCAGACTGTTGCGAATATGTCTCAGTCGTATTTAGAACAATTCTCAAGAATGATAGGGGTAAAACCCTTAAAAAGACTACCAGGAGTTCACAGCTTATGGTCAGTACACTCATACGAGAGGGATTACAACCCAGTGCATGATCATGGGGTTGACACGATAATGGGTTTATCCTTTACCACGTGGACAAAGATACCCAAACAAATAGCCGATGGCGAGGAATATAAGGCATCAGCTTTATATAACTCAAGCGGAGTAGCGGATGGATATTTACAATTCCACTTCGGTCAGACAGGGATAAGGGGTTTAGAAGAGCTTAGACCACCCTTTTCTAAGACTGTAAAACCTGAAGTTGGAAAACTGTATATGTTTCCGTCTTGGTGTCAGCACTGCGTGTACCCATTTGAGGGTAAGGGAGAAAGACGCACTGTTGCTGGAAACCTCAATATGTTTCCTCATGCGAACAATTGAAGAAGATATTATATCATGGGCCATAGACCATGTAGAGAAAAAAGGGGATAAATTTCCGATCTGTCCATACGCAAAGCAGGCCAGATTAAACAAACAGGTCAAAATAGTTATCGTTGATAAGTGCGATGACTTTCTCGAACAGGTTTGTGACGAAGCAGGGGTTTTATTTGAACAAGAATTAAAACTTATCATTCTGGCGTGTTCTGATATGAAAATAACACCAGATACCCTTAACGACTATGTTTGTGCTTTAAACCACGTTTACGTGCCTTTAAACACATATCTGATGGCATCGTACCCTGAAGATGAACAGGAAGAGTTCATGGAGGGTGATTGGGAGCCAGACAACGAATTCTTTATGGTACTTATCCAGCCATTCAAAGAACTAGAAGAAGCATCAGCTCATCTAGAAAGTATTGGATATTATAACAATTGGAGTCAGGAATATTATACTGACACCGTAAAACTTAGACAATCATACAGGAGGCTATATGGCAAGAGGAATGAAAAAGCGTTCAAAAAAGAAAATGATGAAGAAAAAGAAAAAACAAAAGAATAAGTAATGGCCAAAAAGAAAGCTATACCCACTAACAAAGCCTTGTACTCACGTGTCAAGTCGGAAGCAAAACGAAAGTTTAAGGTTTATCCTTCAGCTTATGCCAACGCATGGCTTGTGAGAACTTACAAGAAACGTGGTGGTAAGTATAGGACTGCGTAATGGCCAAACCTACAGGCGGATTAACAGCATGGTTTGGAAAAGGACCAAAGGGAGACTGGGTTGATATAGGCGCACCTAAGAAAAAGGGCCGATTTCAACCATGTGGCCGTAAATCAGCCAAGGGTTCAAAGAGAAAATACCCTAAATGCGTGCCAAGATCAAAGGCAAAGAGCATGACAAAGGCTCAAATACGTTCTGCTGTGTCTAGAAAGCGATCAAAGGCACAAGGAGTAGGCGGTAAACCAACTAATGTCGCAACATTTGCGAGGAAAAAACGAAATGGCAAGAAAACTTAGTAAAAAACAAATGAAAATAGCTCGTGTTGCCGAGCCAAGAGATAAAATTACTGCTGCTGACTTTAAAAAGTTGCGTAATCCGAAGAAAATGCAAACAGAAAAACGAAAGTTTATGGTTTAATCAGATCATTTGATTAAATAAAACGACAAACAAGTACACAACTAAAGCACAACCTAATAAATTTGAAGAATACATCATAATAACTTTGATATAACAATTTTTTTGGGTATGTGAAATACAAAAATCAAAGGAATTATCTGTCATTATGGCGATCACATATAGAGGAGAAAGATTTTCAGGTTACAACAAACCTAAAAGGACACCTGGTAAATCTAAAAAGTTCGCTGTACTTGCAAAGAAAGGCAAACAGGTAAAACTAATACGATATGGAGACCCAAATCTCTCCATAAAAAAATCACAACCTAAGAGGCGTAAGTCTTTTAGAGCAAGGCACAAGTGTGATACACAACCGCCTTCTAAATTAACGGCCAGATACTGGTCATGTAAGAATTGGTAATATGAATCAAAAAGATCTAATAAGAGTAGTAAAAAGGCTTCAAAGACAAGCCAGATTAAGGCAACCTAAACGACCTGATTTTTATTTTAATCAGAAAGGAAAACTTGGTAAGGGCGTTGTACCTAAATACCAAGGCACATCCATTGCTGCAACAATGAAAAAATTATTTGGAACAGGAACTAAAGTATGAAACATGGTGGTAAAAGAAAAGGTGCTGGTAGGCCAAGAGGAACTAAAAACGGAACGAAACGAGAACGTCTCGAAAAAGCATTGGGTAAAGATGAGGTTTCACCTCTTGAGTATATGCTTAAGGTTCTTAACCACAACGGCTCAAGCCCTGAGAGAAAAATGTGGGCTGCTGAGAGAGCTGCGCCATTTGTTCACTCAAGGTTATCATCTGTTAGCAATACTGTTACTGGTGATGCTGATAAGCCTGTTGCCGTCACAATCGGTTGGAGAAAAAAAAGTGGCAGTAACTGATGGTGCTACAGTAATCAGGGGTTTACTATCTGATATAAACAATTTTATTTCAGCAAATCTTCCTGGTGAATTTAAAGGCCTGTTAGATTCCACAGATCCAAAAGGCAGTGATGACACTTTAATCCAAAAAATAATCATGGCAGAAAGTTCTGGTAACCCTAATGCGGTTAATGAAAGAACAGGAGCTAAAGGGTTGATGCAAATCATGGATGATACAGCAGAAAATCCAGGTTTTGGTGTTAAACCTTTAAAAGATCCTTTTGACCCAGTTGAAAATGTAAGATTTGGAACTGATTATTTCAACGCAATGCTTAATAGATATGATAACGATGTTATAAGTGCGTTAGCTGCTTTTAACATGGGTCCAGGAAAAACAGATGCTTGGATAAAACAGGGATCAAAGTTTGAAAAGTTACCAAAAGAAACTAGAGATTATATAAACAGAATTCTTAAATAATGGATATTGAAATACCGTATGAACCACGGCCATTGCAACAAGAATTACATAACAGTCTAAAAAGATTTAATGTTATTTGTTGTCACCGTAGGTTCGGTAAAACAGTTTTTGCCGTTAATCATTTGATTATCACAGCTTGTGAAAAACCAAATGCACGGCTTGCATACATAGCACCGACTTACAGACAAGGTAAGGCAGTCGCTTACGACTATTTAAAAGAATACACAGAGCCTTTAATGAGACTCGGTGGTAGCAAACATGAAACTGAACTAAAGATTGATCTTTGGAATGGTTCTAGAATACAGATCTTTGGCGCAGATAACCCAGACTCACTTCGAGGCCTTGGCTTTGATGGAGTGTGTCTTGATGAATTTGCTCTCATGTCACCTCGTACATGGACAGAGATTGTAAGACCAGCAATTGCAGATAAACTAGGTTATGTAATATTTATAGGAACACCTATGGGCCACAATCAGTTCTGGGATGTTTACGATTTAGCGAGAAGAAGAGGCGGAGATTGGAAAGCGGTATTGTACAGAGCTTCGGAAACTCAAGTTATACCAGACGATGAGTTGGATGAAGCAAAACTTACAATGCCTGAAGATCAATACGAACAAGAGTTTGAATGTAGTTTCCAAGCTGCTGTATCTGGATCTTATTACGGTAAGCAGATACAGAAAGCTGAGAAAGAAAACCGTATAACGGATGTTGAATACGATAAAAATAGCGATGTAGAAACTTGGTGGGATTTAGGTATCGGTGATTCAACCGCTATATGGTTTGCTCAGAGAGTCGGTAACGAAATACATTTGATAGATTATTACGAAACATCTGGTGAAGCACTTGCACACTACGCAAATGTTTTAGAAGATAAAGCGTATAATTATGGAAGACACGTAGCACCACATGATATTGTGGCACGTGAACTTGGAACAGGTAAATCAAGATTAGAAGTTGCAAGAGAACTTGGAATTAATTTTGATATTTGTCCTAAACTAGAAGTCCAACATGGTATCGAGTCTGTAAGAAATACACTTGATGATTGTTGGTTTGATAGAAATAAATGTAAAGCAGGTATTGAATGTTTGCGCCAATACCGTAAAGAATTTGATGACAGGATGCAAACATTTAAAAATAAACCGTTACATGATTGGTCTTCACACGGAGCTGACGCATTCCGATATGGATGTGCGATAGATCCTGGTACGGCAAGTCAGTGGACAACAGAAATAAATATTGATACAAGGTATATAGTATAATGGCAAAAGGAAAACCTTTAACAGAACCAGAAGTAGCTGCGGTATTGCAGTCAGAAATTTACGCATCACTTGGTTACATTGGTTCGGATATAACAACGCAAAGACAAAAATCACTTGAATATTATTTTGGTGAACCATTTGGAAACGAACAAGAAGGTAGATCACAAGTTGTTTCAACTGACGTAAGTGATGTTGTTGAGAGTATTTTACCGACACTGCTAAGAACATTTGCAGCTAGTGATGATGTTGTAAGATGTGATCCAGTAACAGCAGAGGATGAAGAAGTTGCAAAGCAAGCAACTGATTATTTAAATTATGTTTTCAACAAAGACAATGAAGGTTTTGTTTCTTTATACACTTTATTTAAAGACGCACTAATACAAAAAAACGGTATTGCTAAAATATATTGGGATACATCAACAAAACAAGAACAAGAGACTTACGAAAAATTAAGTGACGATGAATATACAATGTTACTTGATGAACCTGGCGTTGAAGTAAAAGAACATACTGAATACATGGATGAGTTTGCTGAAGAGCAAAAAGAAAAGTTAAAAGAACAAACTCAAGATCCTTTAGTCATAGAGCAAATAGACGCTGCGCCAGTCGCTAATTTACATGACGTAGTGATCACAAGAACAGAAGAGTATGGTAAAGTAAAAATAGAAACTATACCACCTGAAGAATTTTTAATTGAAAGAAGAGCTAAGAGTATTGAGGATGCAAATTTCGTTGCACATAGAACAACTCAAACTAGAACACAATTAATTGAAGCTGGTTTTGACGCAGATATAATTGATAGGTTACCAACTGATACTGCTGATAAATATAACGAGGAAAAAATTACACGTTATAGAAATCTTGATTACGACTATGAGAGTAATGCAGGTGAAGGGTCAACGGATGAGATTACAGTCTTTGAGTGTTATGCAAAGATAGATGAAGAAGGTGATGGTATTGCCAAACTAAGAAAGATAACAATGGCAGGTATTGGTGGTTATGTAATACTTGATGATGTTTTGTGTGACAGCATACCGTTTGTATCTGTAACACCTATCATGGTTCCACACAGATTCTTTGGTAGATCAGTTTCAGAAATGACTGAAGATTTACAGTTAATAAAATCTACTGTAATGAGACAAATTTTAGATAATATGTATCTAACAAACAACAATAGAGTTGCAGTTATGGATGGTCAAGTAAACCTTGATGATCTTTTAACTAACAGGCCTGGTGGCGTTGTTAGAACAAAAGGCGCACCTGGTCAGGTTATGATGCCAATGCAAACACAAACAATAAATCAACAAGCCTTTCCATTGCTTGAATACCTTGACACTGTAAGAGAACAACGCACAGGTATCACAAGATACTCACAAGGTATGGATGCTGACTCACTAAACAAAACAGCTACTGGTGTTAATGTAATTTTGACACAAGCACAAATGAGAGTTGAGTTGATAGCACGTATATTTGCAGAGACAGGTGTCAAAGATATGTTCCACAAAATATTTGAACTTGTTGTCAAACACCAAGATAAAGAAAGAATAATTAAAATTAGAAATAAGTTTGTACCATTCAGACCTATGGAATGGCGTAACAGATGTAATGTTACAATCAACGTAGGATTAGGCACAGGATCAAGAGATCAACAACTTGCAATACTTAATAACATTTTACAAACACAACTAAAAGCATTGGAGCTACAGGGTACACCTGCTGGTCCTATGGTAAATTTAAGAAACATTTACAACACACTTTCTAAAATAGTTGAGAATGCTGGTTTAAAAAATACTGGATTGTTCTTTACAGATCCAGATGTGGGTATGCAACAAATGCCTCCACCACAACCACCACAACCTACTGAGTTTGAAAAAGTATCTCAGATGCAGGTGCAAGGTGAGAATTTACGTAAACAAATAGATAGCGAAATAAAAATTAAAGAACTAGAAAAAAGCTATCAAGAAATGATATTAAAATTTGAGACACGTATTAAAGAACTTGAACTACAATACGGCACTAAAATTAACGAAGCTGCAATAAGAAGAGACGCTATACTTGCAAAAGAAGATTTAGTTCAACAAGGAAAACTTAGAGAAACAGCGCAAAAAGCTGTTGATAAACAAGTTGACCAAACAAGAGAAATCATACAAAGTGTAGTAAATGGACAAGACCAAACTAACGAGTGAAGTATCAAGAGGTGAAAAAGCAAAACTGTTGCTTGAAGAACCTCTAATAAAGGAGTCATTTGAGACTTTGAGGAATGAGTTTCAACAAGCTCTCCTCAACACCAAACACAATGAGGATGAAGCTCGTAAAGTATTATGGCAAGCCTATCATATTACTGATAGGGTAGAAAACAATCTACGTACCGTCATGGAGACTGGTAAACTTGCAGCCACACAATTAAATCAGCTTAAAAAGAATTCGGCTTAAATCGAATACACCAACCCATCTGGGAGTGTAACATTTAAAAGGAGGTCGGTATGGCAGATCGCCAACCAACGAACGTAATCGAAGCAGGAAATATAATCAAAGGTCTAATGACTGGAGAGACATCTGAAGAGGTTACACCTGTAGAGACAGCAGAAGCTGAACCTACAGAACAAGAAACAGAAGAAACAGAAGTAGAAACTTCTAGTGAAGAAACTGTAAATCCAAGCGATGTTCCTTACATGAAAACAGAAGAGGAACAAAGCGAACTATCTGAGTCGGAAGATATACAAGAAAACTCTGAGGAGCCTGTTTACACTGTAACCATAGATGGTACAGCATATGAGGTGACCCAAGATGAGTTAATTCAAGGGTATCAACGGAACGCAGATTACACAAGAAAGACACAAGAACTAGCTGCTGAAAAAGCACAATCTAGTGATTTTGTCGAAAGATCAAAAAAAGACGTAGAAGCTAAACTTGCACAGCTAGACCAATTAAATCAAGCTGCACAAGCACAATTACAACAAGAGTACGCACAGGTTGACTTTGAAAAACTTTATGAGGAAGACCCTGTTGAAGCTGCCAGACTTGAGCATAGAATGCGAAAGAAAAACGAACAGTTACAACAAGTGCAGCAACAAACTCAACAATTACAAATGGAAGAGTTTAACAAGTACTTAGATGAGCAACGTAAACAACTTAATATAAAAGTTCCTGAATTGAGTCATCCTGAGAAAGGTCCTCAATTTCAAAAACAAATGAGAGATTATTTATCCTCTCAAGGTTTTAACGCACAGGAAATTGATTCTGTTTATGACCACAGGTACGTGATGTTAGTTAGAGATGCGATGTCATATCGTAACTTGCAAAAAGCTAAACCACAAATTAAAAAGAAAGCGGTCAATGCTCCAAAAGTTGTAAAAGGCGGTGTATCAAAATCTAAAGGTCAACAAGCGGCAGATGCTAAACGTCAACAACTCTCAAGACTGAAGAAGACAGGAAAAGTTGCTGATGCAGCTAAAATCTTCCGAAGTCTCGTATAACTTAAAGGAGGAGCCAAATGGCACAACCAACTAACTTGTACGACACGTATGATACTACTGGTATTCGAGAGGACTTGGTAGATGTAATCTATAACATTAGTCCAGAAGATACTCCAATTTTATCTGCGATACCTCGTACAACCGCAAAATCAACAAAGCACGAATGGCAATTAGATGCACTTGCAACACCTGCTGCTAACTCAGTTATCGAAGGTGACGATGCAACTATTGATGCTATGACTGCAACGACTAGAGCATTTAACTTCACACAAATATCTGACAAAGTAATCGCTGTGTCAGGTACACAAGGTGCTGTTGATGCTGCTGGTAGAGCTGACGAAATGGCCTATCAAGTCGCTAAGAAGTCGAAAGAATTAAAGAAAGACATGGAATTTGTCCTTATTAAAGGTCAAGTACAAGCTGTCGGTTCTGCAACTGCTGCTAGAGCATTAGGATCTATTCCTACATGGATTGCTACTAACGGTGATGCAGGTACTGGTGGTTCACTTTCTACTGGTTCTGGAACAGACTTACCCAACTCTGGTACTGACAGAGACCTTACTGAGACAATCTTAAAGACTGTTATCAAAGAGGTTTATGAGTCAGGTGGAGAAATGGATATGCTTGTTGTACCACCGAGTATCAAACAAACTGTATCTGGGTTTAACGCCAACACAACAAGGTTTGGTCAAGCTGAAAACAGAGTAGAGTATGCAGCTATTGATGTTTACTCATCCGATTTCGGTGACCTACAGGTCGTACCAAACAGAGTAATGGCAGTAACAAGTGAGAGTAATGCTTTCCTTATCCAAAGAGATATGATGGCAACTGCTTACCTAAGAGATTTCCAAGTTCAGGATCTAGCAAAAACTGGTGATTCTGAGAAGAAACAACTCTTAGCAGAGTACACACTTGAAGTCAGAAACGAAGCCGCACACGGCATTCTTTTAGACGTAAACCAATAATCTAAGTGAGGGAGCTTCGGCTCCCTCTTTAGAATCATTCTAAGGAACATTATGTATTATAAATTAACAGGAACCGTACAGAAGGTAGACTACACAGCTAGTGCTGCAAACAGTTCTGCAATTTCAGATCAGGTTAGGTATGTAAGATTATATGCCACTACTGATTGTCATATTACAATTAGCAAACCTGCTGTGACTGCAACAGCATCTTCAACACCTTTGGCTGCAAAAGATTTTGAATATTTTAAAGTAGCACCAGGTAACATTATATCTGTAATAAGAAACTCTGGTAATGGTTCATTATTTATTTCAGAACTATCGGAGTAATTATGACTGATTATAAAGCACCTACTACATTTAAAGTTGGATCAACTCAAACAGTGGCTGTTGGCAGTTCGTCTGCTGCAACCTCTAACGCATTTGATTCACAAACAAGAGAAATAAGAATCGTTACAACTGTTGATGCTTATGTAGAAATGAACGCAACTTCACCTACTGCAACGTCATCAAGTTTAATTGTGCCTGCGTTTACACCAGAATATTTTAGAGTTGCACCTGCTACAAAAGTAGCTGTGTTAAGAGTGGGATCAACAGACGGAACTGCAAGGGTGTCTGAATTAACACAATGACCATTGCAACAAGATTTTCACATAGAGGACAAGATAGATATAGAGATAGACGTACTGATACACCAAATGATAATTTAAAATTAGAAGACGGTACGTACTTGCTCATACAGGCAGGAGACAATATAAAACTAGAACAAGCAGTCGGCACTGTGTTTAGTGGCAGACCAATACCTAACTAATGGCACGTAAAGCAAAAAGTTACGTAGAACATGAAGCTGGACCAAAGAAAAGAACATCTATTGGACAAAGCATAAGATCAAGACCTAAGAACAAACACAAACGTAGAAACTTTAAAAGGTACAGAGGTCAAGGTAAATGACTTTTAAAGAACTCGTAGATTTTTTGAAAAAGAAAGAAAATGGCAAAAGACCCCAAAGTAGGAACAGGAAAAAAACCAAAGGGAAGCAGTCGTAGACTTTACACTGATGAAAACCCCAAAGATACTGTAAGAATTAAATTTGCAACACCAGCAGATGCTAGGGCTACAGTTAGAAAAGTTAAAAATATAAAAAAACCATTTGCAAGAAAAATACAGATATTAACCGTAATGGAGCAAAGAGCAAAAGTTATGGGTAAAAGTCAGGTAGTAAGTATTGCAAAAAAAGCAAAAGAACAATTAAGGAAAACAAGAAATGGCAGATAGCAAGATTAGTGATTTGACAGCATTGTCTACACCAGCAGATGATGATGTATTTGCGATAGTAGACACTGATGCAGGTCAAACAAAAAAAATTACAGCAGCTAATGTAAAATCGTATGCAGGTTCAAGTACAGAAGCTATACAAGATATTGTTGGTGCTATGTTTAGCAGTAACACAGAAACAGACATCACTGCAACGTATGAAGATGGTGATGGCACTATTGATTTAGTTGTTAGCGTATCTGCTGGTAATTTACCTACAGCAATTGATGCTGCTAAAATAGGAGATGGATCAGTATCAAATACAGAGTTTCAAAGACTTGATGGTGTATCAAGTGATATACAAACACAGCTTGATGGTAAACAAGCGTCACTAACATTTGGCATTAGTAACACTAATGTACCTCAGTTTACATCTGGTGTAGCTGATGATGACTTTTTAAGAATAGCAGGAACAAGTGTTGAAGGTCGTTCTGCATCAGAGGTTTTAT